AGCCTTTTTTTAGAATGTCTACTGTACCCAGAATAGCACCTCAAGTTGGCGGATACCGCTTTAAGATGAATGGCGGCGATGACCACCTTGATATAGTAGCTGAGAAGGGCGAGTATCTGGCAAGTGACAGGGATGAGGTAAGGTATTCAATATCAGCTAACAAGTATGGGCGGCAATTCGATATATCCTGGGAGGCTATGATAAACGATGACATGAATGCCCTCAAGGATACCCCTGAAAGGTTCGCCAGGGCTGTCGTAAGAACTGAGCACAGGGTGGCTACGGCAACTTATGCCAGAAGTGCAGCTCTCTATAGTGCTGCTCGGGGTAACGCCTCAGCAGGAGCGTTCCCAATAACCATAGCTAACCTGGAAACAGCAGTAGCTACTATGCAGGCATTTACTGACCCAGGCGGAGAGATAATTCTTAACCGACCTAAATATCTTGTTGTCCGTCCGGCTGATGAATTCACGGCTCGCCAAATATTAACTTCGTCTGAGAAGATGTGGCTATCTCCCGCGATAGCGGCTACAGCAGCTTGGCCGACAACCAACGTAATATCTCAGTACGGCCTACAGTTGATAGTAGACCCATACCTTTCGATATTCGGCGGTGCTGACCTTGCAACACAGTGGTATTTATTCGCTGACCCGAAAGATTTAGCATGCCTGGAATTTGCTCATCTTCAGGGTCATGAGCGCCCAGAGCTTTGCATGAAGGCAAGTGACAAGGTGACTATCGGTGGTGGGGCGATCGGCCCAATGTCCGGAGATTTCGCAACGGACAATATTTTCTACCGGGTACGCCATGTCATTGGCACGACAACGCTAGATTGGAGAGCTACATTTATGGGGGGCTCGACACTAGCGTAACTTAAATTGGGCTTTTGCAGGGGGGATGGGGTTACTCCTTTCTCCTTCCCCCCTGCTTAGTCGTAAGGATGTAATATGCCAGACCCAAGAATATGGCCTGTACCGAGTGCAAATGATACATTTTCTACAGTTGGAGCAGTTTCAACTTTGGTTTTAGCTGCTAATCCCAACAGGGTAGATTGTGACTTTGTTAATGATGGTAATGAGGCTTGCTATTTAGGAAGAGGTAATGCTGCTGTTATAGGCTCTGGCCATAAGCTCGTTCCGAATGGCAGTTATCATATAGGCACTAATAATCTATTTCTAGGTGCAATATATGGGATATGTGCTAATGGTCAACTAAATATTACCATCAGTGAGGGGATTAAACCATGAGCGGTGAGGGAGTACATAATCCATTAGATGCGACCCAAATCCTGGCTAACCTTGCTGCAATAAGAAATATACATGATGCAGTAGAGCATATAACATCTATATTCCCATCGGATACCAACCTGACGTGCACTTTTACGGCTCATGCTAATGCAAATACATGGAGTGCTTGGACGGAGATTTTGGATAGCGCAGCAACTAAATTATCTGCATCATTTGCTGCGTGTGAGGGGCATATCACAGCTATGGGAATTGAGAATTTGAGCGAAGAGGACGCTATTTACATGATTGAAATAGCGTGGGGTGCTGCAAAGGCCATTATAACAAGGGGACGATTTGCAGGTGCCACTAAATTTCAGACACCAACAGAACACCTGAGATTTTGGGCACCATCATTCCCAGTAGGAGAGTTAATCTATTACCGAATGAAAACTGATACGGCTGTAGCCGATACTGCCACAGTTCATTTTAGACATCATTGTGATTAGGGAGGTATAACATGACACTTACAATAGTAGAGTTCCTTAGAGCAATAAACCCGAATATAGGGTTAGTTCAGAATCCAGATGGCTCATATCGTATCGGCGTGGAGGACGTCAATTCAGATGAGATTCTGGCAGCCACCGAGGCTATAAATACAGCCTTGCAAGCTGGGGGAATTAGTCAAGTCCAGTTTGCCGCTATTGTTACAGCCCTCCAAGCTGCTATCCCTATTGGTGCAAATATTATCGGTCAGGTTGGAATAGACCAAACCACTCCAGGTTCTACCAACAGGGTAGATGCCCAGTTATCAGGTCTGTCAATTGTTCCATTCAACCTGTTTGAGTGGACAAATGCGACCTATATAGCTACCCAACTACTAACTGCAGATGGTGTTCAGTGGAGTGATGAGAAGACTATTGGTGCTGGTGGAGCAGAGACCCAGGTATTTGGTGCTACTATTAGCCCTGCTAAAGCGGGAATACTGGTAGCTGTTTTGCTTGGGTTGACTGTCCAATGTAAGTCCAGTGCTGCTACACAGGCTAAATCTAGACAATGGAGAGCTAGGAATGTCGCTGGAGCTTGGGTAAACCTTATGGCTGCTGTAAGTGAGAATCTTACAGTCAACTATGTGGAGAGTTCAAGGTCAGGTGTGTTTTATGCAGTAGCCAACTTCAATCAAGTCCCATTTGAGATTGGCTTATTCGTGACTCCTTCTGCTGCGGAATCATTTATTGTACAGGTCAAATCATCCAGCATGGGGCAGTTGGTATATAAACCAAGCTAGGAGTGAATAATGCTTGATACTTTAGAAAGAATAAGAGCACCGAGAGGTTTCTTCTTTGACCCGACTTGTGTCCTATATATGCCCAATAAAGAGTTTGGCAGGAGTGCTGTTGATGGCAAATACTATGCCATGTCCAGCGACCACTACGGGCATCTAATCCAGAATAATGGCAGCTTGTGGAGACCAGATAGTCACAGGTTTGATGGAGACGACTGGTGGAACATAGATAAAGTACTGCCTAGTCTAGCCTCCACCACTACAGGCACATGGATGACGTGGATTAAGCTGGATGATGCTTATTCAGGTGGGTTCCGTACTATGATTGCTTTTGGGGACACTAATGCTAACGAAATAATTTATATGTTTCATTATACTCGTAAGATACTTGCCAGACTGATAAAAGCGGGGACTACACAGTGGTACTTAACTACCGATAATGTCGTCTTAGCGAATGGCATATATACCAATATCGCATTGACTCAAAATGGGGTATCTCCTGTGATTCTAGTAAATGGCGAAGTAGTTGCTCAAACCTTTACGGCTTCAATGGATAAAACAACTTGGTTCTCTGTCTGCACTGGATTAGACAATGGGCTAATAGGTTGTTCTAACTATAATAGTACAGGTAGGCAATATTTCGTTACCAACGGCAACTTAGCCTTGACCAAAATCTTCAACCGAAACCTGAGTATCCCAGAAGTCCAGCGAATATATGAGTCTGAGAAGTGGAGGTATAGATGAAATATTGCATAATGGCAAATCTTCAGTTCTCAGTTCCCACCTTGCGAAGCAATATGTCACTGGCTATCAAGAACAAGATAGTGGATAAACTCACCAATGCAATACTCAAGCCATACTGGGGAGAGTTCACACTATCAGATAGTACAAGTGAGGAAGGGAAGCCATCCAATAACTTAACCATTCGCTTTGACAAGGAAGCAGATATGGATGAGTTGTTTGACCTGATTAAGGATAAAATGATAAAGCTCCCAGTTCTACACGGCTCGGTTAGTAAGCACTTATGCCCCCATGATGAGGGCAGTAATCAACGTTGTGTAAATCTGGAGGTCTTTGTAAAGGAGATTTAATCATGGCTTTTACATACGATATAACAACCAATAGGGGCAAGGTCAGGTTACTAATAGGTGACAATGTATTAGCAACATACCATTTTGAGGATGACGAGATAGACGCTTTCCTAACTATGGCTTCTAGCTCCATATACCTAGCTGCTGCAATGGCACTGGAGGCTTGGGCAGCTACCGAAACATCCACTTTAGATAGCGAGAGGATAGGCGATTACCAGTTTACAAGGGGTGCTGTAAATAAGAAAATAACCCTTGCCAAAGAATACCGCACGATAGATTCTGAAACACCTTATTTAACTTGGTCTGAATTCGATTTAACCGGAGAAGAAGAATGAGCTATACTTCACTCCTAATCAATACCTGTATTGTTGAGCGATACACTGAAGGGGCAGCAGACGCTTACGGGAATCCTGTTAAGATGTGGGCTGACCATCTGGTAGATGAACCCTGCAGGTGGCAAGATACCACAGGAACTGAACTTGTGATTGATGCAGAAGTGGTGGTTGCCGACGATAAATTATTTCTAGGCGATGTGGACATTACCGAGCAGGATAGGGTGGTAATAGGTGCTGTTACTTACGAAATCATATTAGTCACCGATAAGCAGGATGGTTTAAGCAGCCATCACAAAGAATGCTATTTGAGGACGGTTAGGTGAAGACGAGCTATCTATGCGTTGCCCATGCAAAGAACCAGCCTATCAACCCGCCAAGAATAATAGTTATTGCAAGGGATGCAACTTTACATAATATATCAAACTCGGACATAA